TATTTTAAGACAGAAAATATGAAGATGTTACCAGATGATTATGATGTTGCAATTTCACAACAGAAAATATCTCACTTTATAGCTAAAGGCAAACCAATTCAGTATTGGATTGCTATTGAACCTGACTCTGAATTTTAGAGGTAGGGCATATGAGTGATTTTTTGTGGGTTGAAAAATACCGTCCTAAAAAAATACGTGATTGTATTTTACCTGAAGATACTAAAAAGACATTTTCAGAGTTTTTAAAACAAAAAGAAATACCTAACTTACTATTATCTGGCACAGCTGGTACTGGTAAAACTACCGTAGCACGTGCTTTATGTGAAGAGTTAGGTGTTGACTACATTATTATCAATGGTTCAGATGAAGGCCGTCAAATTGATACGTTAAGAAACAAGATTAAAAACTTTGCGTCTACCGTTTCATTGACAGAATCAGCTAGTCATAAAGTCGTGATTATAGATGAGGCAGATTATATGAACGCTGATAGTGTTCAACCTGCTTTAAGAAACTTCATTGAGACCTTTCATAGTAATTGTAGATTCATATTTACTTGCAACTATAAGAGTAAAATTTTACCAGCATTACATAGTCGTTGTACCGTTATTGATTTTGCAATCAAGAATGGTCAGAAAGTAAAGACAGCACAGGCGTTTCTTAAACGACTAGGTAAAATACTTGACCAGGAAGAGGTTCAGTACGACCAAAAGGTTCTTGCTGAGTTAATTCAAAAGCATTATCCAGACTTTAGACGTACTATCAATGAGCTTCAAAGATATTCAGTAAATGGTAAGATTGATAGTGGTATATTGTTTAGTCTATCTGAAGCCAACACAAAAGAGTTGGTTAAGATATTAAAAGAAAAAAGATTTAACGATATGCGAAAATGGGTAATAAATAATCTTGATAAAGAACCATCTTCTTTATTTTCAACAATATATAATTTATTGTACACGAATTTAGAGGGTAATTCTGTACCTCAAGCAGTATTAGTTATTGCTGGGTATCAATATAAATCAGCCTTTGTTGCTGACCAAGAGATTAATATGGTCGCTTGTTTGACAGAAATAATGGCAAATTGTAAGTTTAAGTAAATGGTATTAACATTAAGAAAATTAATTGTAAAGATAAGAATGGCTTATGCAGATGTAAGAGGTCACCACGGTAAAAGGTGGAACTATGAGCCAGGTGATTATTATATGGGCAGAGCGAATGTACGAACTAAAAGATTATCTAAAAGCGATTAACGAAACAAAAGAACCACTCCTAGATAGTGACGATAAAACGTGGGAAAAGAAATTTCCACCGTTTGTAATCAATCGTTGCCTGTCTATGTTTTACGATACAATAATGCATAGCAACGAAATGAACGGCTTGCATTTTCTACCAAAGCGTATGCAATTTCACTATTTGATAAATAGTATTAGAAAAAAGAAGCGATTTGGTGGGAAGTGGTTATCACAATCCAAACTAAAGAATTTAGACGTTGTTAAAGAGTATTATGGATATAGTAATAACAAAGCAAAAGAAATTCTTAACCTACTTTCAGATGGCCAGATTGAAGAATTAAAAATGAGCCTTACTAAAGGTGGGAGAAAGAACAAATGAGTGAAAATATTAACTGGTCGCCAGAGCAAATGCTTGAGGTCACCATCAAACAACCAGATGACTTCTTAAAAGTCAGAGAAACCCTAACAAGAATCGGTGTCGCAAGTAGAAAAGATAAAACATTATTTCAATCTTGCCATATTTTACATAAACAAGGTAAATACTTTATAACACATTTTAAAGAATTATTTGCTTTAGACGGTAAATCATCAACACTTGTTAACAACGATATTCAAAGAAGAAATACTATAGCTTTATTATTACAAGACTGGAACTTAATAGATATTGTTGACAAATCTAAAGTAGAAGACAAAGCACCTTTATCTCAAATCAAAGTCTTGCCATATAAAGAAAAGAACGAATGGACTTTGAACGCTAAATATAATATAGGTAAGAAACCTAACGAAGCGAGTACAGATGAAGGCAATGCAGGTAAGCAAGTTTAAAGATTACATAACAGAGGCTAAAAAGGACTTTTTGCGTTTGCTCATTATTACAGATGAGCCAGATAATGCAAAAGAATTTCATACTGCCGATAGGTTGAAAGAGGAATGTGATAAGTTAAATTATCCATATTATCTTTTTAAACTTACAGGTGGCTATACCACTTACGAAGACGGCATCCGTAAATTTCATAATCAAGATGATAAAAAAGGTTTTGAAGTTGGTGCTATGACCGTTGCTATTGTTCGTGGTTCTATTACACGTAAAGATAGTTGGTTAGACTTTGTATCTATATTAGAAAGAGCCAATGCAACGTTGGTAAATCCTAGAACTACAATTAATATGTGTGCTGACAAATATAGAACTTCATTAAGACTTGCAGATTATGGTCTAACACAACCTCAAACAAAACTAATTAATGACCCCGAAAAATCAAATGAGATAGTTGATGAATCAGGTATTAAGTTTCCTTTAATTATGAAAACTTTAAGAGGGTCAAAAGGTGTTGGTGTTTTATTTGTAGATAGTCCAAAAGGTTTAGATTCTATTGTACAACTTATACACAAACAAGATGAAGACACAGATTTATTAATACAAGAATATATTAAAACAGAATATGATGTCAGAGTACATATACTAGGTGGTAAATTTTTAGCGGCTATGAAACGACCTGTAATTGAAGGAGATTTTAGGTCAAATGTATCGCAAGGTTCTAAACCAGAAAATATTAAACTAACAGAATTAGAAATAGAACAATGCTTATTAGCCTCAAAGGCAGTTGGTGGATATTGGACTGCTGTTGACTTTATACCAAGTAAAGACAGAGTAAACAAACCACCATATTTTCTTGAAGTAAACTCTTCACCTGGTACAGAGGGTATAGAAGAAGCAACTAAAATGAATATTGCAAAAGAAGTAATTAAACATTTTGCAAATGAGGAGAATAGATATTCTGTGCCAACGGAATGTGGTTTTAAGGAGATTTTGACCATAAAACCGTTTGGTGAATTAATTTCAAAATTTGATACGGGTAATTCTGGAATGCCAGTAATTCACTCTGACAAATACAAAATCAATGGTAATAAAATAACTTGGTCTTTATTAGGTAAAACTATTACAAGTGATATTGTCCGTAAAGAAGAGATTAAAGTTGGTGGCTTAAGAGATTATGATGAAGACCGATATGTCGTAAAACTAGATGTAGAATTTGCCGGTGGTTTCTATAAAGATGTAGAATTTACCATTGACGATAGAGAAGATAGAACTCCTATCTTATTAGACCGTGCATTTATGAAGAGATTAAACGTTATGGTCAATCCCCAAAGAAAATACGTGATAACAACCAAATACAGCATTGACTAATTTAAGTCTTTGTGATAGGATTACAGAATGAAAAATATAAAAATAATGAGACTACAAACAGGTGAAGATATTATAGGTGAAGTTGAAGAAGGAGAAGTTGTTTCTATTAAGAAACCTTTTACTATCATACCAATGCAATCACAGCCAGGAAAACCAGTACAATTGATTTTAACTCCGTGGATGCCATATACAGATGATAGAACTCTGACAATAGATTGTAGCAAAGTAATTACAATTGCAACGCCTAAACCAGATATTTTAAAATCTTACGAACATAATATTAGTGAGATTATTACTTCAAAACCTGGTCTAATAACAGAAACTAATCTGCCTAAACTATAATGATAACCGTTTACTTTATCAGAAATGGTAAAGAACGGATTAAAGTTGATGTAGAACCGGGCTTTACTTTGATGGACGCTGCCGTGATGGCAAACATACCTGAAGTACCTGCTACCTGTGGTGGTAATCAGGCTTGTGGTACTTGTCACATACACGTAAAGAGCATTGACAAAGTTGAACCAGCAGAGTATAATAGTCTTGAAACTGAACTATTAGAGTATGAAAAAGACTATGATAGAATGACAAGTAGATTATCTTGTCAGATAGAATTGAAAGAAAAACATAATGGACTTGAAGTGAGATTGAGAGATAATGAACTTTTATAAAAATGTAATAGAACACAAAGGTAAACTTCTTATTCGTGGTGTGATGAATGGGAAAGATTACAAAGAAAAAATTGATTTTGGTCCAACCCTCTACGCCTTATCGCAAACAGAAAAAACAGAATTTAAAACCTTACAAGGACAATATCTTAAACCTATAAAGTTTAATGATATTAGAAATGCACGTCAATTTAAAAAAGACTATGGCGCACAATCGCCACTATATGGCCTTGAAAGATACCATTATCAGTACATTGGTCAAAATTATCCTGAAGCAATAGAATTTTCAAAAGAACATATTAAAATATTCACACTTGATATTGAAACTAGTTGTGAAAATGGTTTTCCAGATGTAGAAAATCCTATTGAAGAGTTGTTGGCTATCACGGTAAAAAATCAATCTAATAAACAAATCATAACTTGGGGTGTTGGTCAATACAAGACAGATAGACCAGATGTTACCTATGTTTATTGTAAAAATGAAAAACAATTGATGTTTGAGTTTATGAAATTCTGGATTAAAAATCATCCAGATATTGTCACAGGTTGGAACACCAAGTTTTTTGACTTACCTTATTTGATGAATAGAATTAAACTGATTGCAGGCGATAAAGTTGCAAATAGAATGTCGCCTTGGAATTTAGTTAATCGTGAGGAGATTGTTGTAAGAGGTAGACCACAAACGGTTTATAAGTTGTTTGGTATTACTATGTTAGATTACCTTGACTTATATAAATGGTTTATTCCTACACGACAAGAAAGTTATAGACTAGATTTTATTGGTGAACTAGAACTTGGCCGTGGTAAAGATGAAATGCCATACGATACATTTAAAGAATGGTATACTAAAGACTTTCAATCATTTATTGATTACAATATTCAAGACGTAGAAATTGTTGACGCATTAGAAGATAAACTAGGTCTAATTGACTTATCATTGACCGTTGCATATGAATCAAAAGTAAACTATGATGATATATTTTCGCAAGTAAGAGTATGGGACACATTGATTGCAAACCATTTAATGAAGAAGAAGATATGTGTACCACCAAGAGAAGACAATGTTAAGTTAACAAAGTATGAGGGTGCTTACGTAAAAGAACCTAAAGTTGGTCAGCACAAATGGGTGGTATCGTTTGATATTAACTCACTATATCCACATATTATTATTCAATACAATATTTCGCCAGAAAAAATACTTGGTGAAAGTGGTCACGGCGTCAATGTTAATAAAATGATTGATATGAAAGTACCACTTAATTATCTTAAAACAGAGGGTGCTTGTATTACACCAAACGGTGCAAAATTTAAAAATGATAGTCAAGGTTTCTTACCTGAAATGATGGAAACAATGTACAATGAACGTGTCATTTATAAGAAACGTATGTTAAAGGCAAAGAAAGAATATGAAAAAACAAAAGACCCTAAACTGGTAAAAGAAATATCTCGTTGTCACAATATTCAATGGGCAAGAAAGATTGCCTTGAACTCGGCTTATGGTGCAGTAGGTAACCAATATTTTAGATACTATGATGTAAGACAGGCAAGTGGTATTACCACGGCAGGTCAGTTTATTATTCGTTTCATTGAAGGTAAAATGAATGATTATTTAAATAGAGTATTACAGACAAAAGATAAAATAGATTATGTTGTTGCGTCTGATACAGATTCAATTTACGTAACCTTGGATAAACTTGTAGAAAAAACTTGTCAAGGTAAAACAAACGACCAGATTACAGACTTTATAGGTAGAGTATGTGATAGTAGATTAGAGCCTGAAATTGAAAAATGGTTTGCTGAACTATCTGATTATTCAAACGCTTTTAAAAATGCAATGGTAATGAAACGAGAAGTTATTGCCAACAAAGGTATATGGGTTGCGAAGAAAAGATATATGTTAAACGTTATTGATGAAGAAGGCATTAGATTGTCTGACCCTAAACTTAAACTTATGGGTATTGAGGCAGTTAAATCATCAACACCACAGGTTTGTAGAGTTAAAATTAAAGAAGCAATTAAAACTATTATGTCAAAAGAAGAAACAGATTTACATAAGTTAGTTTCTGATTTTAGAAAAGAATTTATGACGTTACCAGCAGAGTCAATTGCCTTTCCTAGAAGTTGTAATAACTTGAAGAAGTATCGTGATAATGCAAACATCTTTATCAAAGATACACCTATTCACGTTAAAGGTGCGTTGATATATAATCATCAAATAAAAGAGTTTGGTTTACAAAACAAGTTTCCTTTTATACAAGAAGGAGATAAGATTAAGTTTATTAAACTAATACCAGCCAATCCATTTAAGTTTGATGTAATAAGTTATATTACTAGTTTGCCAAAAGAGTTTAAACTAGACCAATATATAGATAGAGATACACAATTTGAAAAGACCTTTTTGGATCCTATGCGATTTATATTACAAGCAATCGGTTGGGAACACGAACCAAAGGCAAATTTAGAGGCATTTTTTGGATGAAAAAATTTAAAGATAACATAGATGATTTTTTTAAATGGGTAAAAGGCACCGAACTGGTTGAACTAGATGACATAGATGTGTCAGAGGATCCTGTTAGACCAGAATTAACTTTAGGTTTTAGAATTACAAACGGCAGAAAAATATTTGGTCTAAAATATAATGAAGAAATTGAGGCGATTGTTTGTGTTGCATTATGTCCTGAAGTACCATATACGGTAAGAGAAATGGATTATATGTCTCAAGCGGCCAATCAAGATGGTCAAAGAGGCGAAATTGTTATTGCATACACCGTTTGGTCAAGAAAAAGAGGTGCAGGTAAAGAGATAATTATAAAATTAAGAGAGTGGGCTATTGAAAATAATTTTAAAAGATTGGTTACTTTATCACCATTAACACCAATGGCAACACATTTTCATATTAAAAATGGTGCAAAACAAGTACATATAAATGATGAGACACAAAACTTTGAATATAAACTTTCCAAATAAAAAATATGGTGTGATATATGCCGACCCACCTTGGTATTTTAAATCAAGGTCAAAGAAAGGTGAGGGCAGAAATCCTAATCAACACTATAATTGTATGGAACTAAAAGACATATGCGATTTACCTGTTAAGGATATATCAGCTGACAACTCTGTATTATTAATGTGGGTAATTGACCCTATGTTAGATTTAGCATTTGATGTTATAGAGGCTTGGGGTTTTCAATACAAGACCGTAGGTTTTACTTGGGCAAAAACAAATAAAACAAATATGGGAATGTTTACCGGTTTAGGTTATTGGACTAGAGGCAATCCCGAAATGTGTTTACTTGCAACTAAAGGCAGACCAAAAAGAATTTTTAAAGACGTAAAACAATTAGTAGTTTCTCAAAGAGAAGAACACTCAAAGAAACCTTTAATGCATAAAGAGATTGAAAGGTTAGTTGGTGGTCCTTACATAGAGTTATTTGCTAGAAACAAACCATATAAAAATTGGGATTATTGGGGTAATGAGGTATGAACGTACAATTAATAGATAAAATGGGTAGTGATTTATCGGTAGTTAACGCTGCTCGTGTTTCATTTGCTAAAAGAAAAGAACAAATAGATGAGAAAGATGAAAGACTAATTAAGTATTTGGCTGAACACGACCATTGGTCGCCTTTTGGTCATACTAGTTTACAATTCTTAATCAAAGCACCTATATTTGTTGCACGTCAATTAGTAAAACATCAAGTTGGTTTAGTGTGGAATGAAGTAAGTAGAAGATACGTAGATGATAAACCAGAATTTTATATACCTTTTCTATGGCGTAAAAGAGCAGAGGATAAAAAACAAGGCTCTAGTGATGAGGAAGTTGAATACGATATTACAGATTTAATTAAAACAGCTAAAGAATTTTATAGTGAAATGTTAGAGGCTGACATAGCACCAGAAATGGCAAGAATGGTATTGCCTCAAAATATGATGACAGAATGGTATTGGTCAGGTAGTTTAATGGCCTTTGCAAGAGTTGTTAATTTAAGAATCAAAGAAGATACACAAGCGGAGACTAGAGTTGTTGCAACGCATATTGAAAAGCATTTGAAAGACCACTTTCCAATAAGCGCAAAACACCTATTAAAATAATGGAATATTTACTGGTTGCCATATATCTAATTATCTGTTATAGTGTACCACTAATCTTATTAAAAATGTGGAATAATGAAAAACCTAACTAGAGAAGAAGCACTACATTGTGCTGGTATATTTAATGATTACTTTGGTCAATTTAGTCGTATTGACCAGTATATGCGTGACCAAAAGATGGCACAAATAGACTCAATAGCGCAACCACTTCCTGGTATGGGTTTTGATTCAGATATGTTTGATGATTTCACAATGTCACCAGAGGTGATGGATTTAGAAGTTGTTGAACTAGACAACAGCACTTGGGATAATTGTATCAATATGATTTCAAGTCATAGTAATATGGTAAGTATACCTGGAAAGGCATTGAAACTTGCAGTTAAAGAAAAAAATACAAATAAGTTTGTTGGCTTTATGCGTTTTGGTAGTCCTGTTATTAATTGTAAACCACGAAATGACTTATTGGGGAATGTACCCGATTTAAAAGTATTTAACAAAACAGCTATTATGGGTTTTGTAATTGTACCTTGTCAACCATTTGGTTATAATTATCTAGGTGGCAAATTGTTAGCTGGTTTATGTTGTTCTCACGAAGTTAGAGAAAAATTAAATAAGAAGTATGATATGAACTTGGTAATGTTTGAGACTACAAGTTTATATGGTAATACAAAAGGTGCCTCAATGTATGATGGTATGAAACCTATGTTGAGATACAAAGGTAATACTATTTCAGATTTTATACCAATGTTGCACGGCAAACCATACCTAGATATGGTAGAGTATGTTGAAAACATTATAGGTAAAGGTGAGTTAGTAAAAGAAGACGCTTCTAGTAGAAAGTTAAAAATGACCACAGCTATTATTGGTCTTGCAAAAAGAGCATTAGAAGGAGATGAACTTAAAAAATTTAATCAAACCATTGCAAATGCAAAGAATTTAACTGAACAAAAAAGATATTATGTATCTAACTATGGTGTTGAGAACTATATAGATATAGTAAATGGTAAAACTGATACAATAGTTAGAGCAAAAAACTATGAACGGTATTACGACAATGAGATTATAGAATGGTGGCGTAAGTTAGCTACTAAACGTTTTTACAAACTACAAGAAGAAAAGCGTTTAAGAAGTGAACTAGAAGTATGGACAAAAGATAGTAATATAGATATTATCCGTTAATGAATGAGAATAACAATATTCAAACAACCAAAATACATATATTTGGACTTCTCGCCGGATAAGCTTGACATTATCAAGCAATTTTGTTATAATGAAAACATAAAATGGTATACTATAACTTATACCGACAAGGAGAATGAAGAATATGAGCGACTTTTTAAAGGACATAATTAAAGAAACAGGTAATGAATATGCGACACTAGCTAAAGACGGAGTGTCAGGCGGTGATGTAGATTCTTTTATAGACACCGGTTCATATTCATTTAATGCTTTGTTATCAGGTAGTATCTATGGTGGTCTACCTAACAATAGAATTACGGCAATCGCCGGCGAAGCTGCAACAGGTAAAACTTTCTTTGCATTAGGCATAGTAAAACACTTTTTAGATAGTGACAAAGACGCAGGTGTAATTTACTTTGAATCAGAAAATGCAATATCAAAAGATATGATTGAGAGTAGAGGTGTTGACAGCTCAAGAATAGTTGTAATGCCAGTTGCAACGGTACAAGAATTCAGAGCTCAATCAATTAAAGTGATTGACAAATATTTGGAACAACCAGAAGCTAAAAGAAAACCTATGATGTTTGTATTAGATAGTTTAGGTATGTTATCTACTACAAAAGAAATGGAAGATACAGCTGCTGGTAAAGAAACAAGAGATATGACAAGAAGTCAAATTGTCAAATCTACTTTCAGAGTATTGACCTTAAAACTAGGTCAAGCAGGTGTTCCTATGATTATGACCAATCATACATATGATGTAATTGGTTCTATGTTTCCACAAAAAGAAATGGGTGGCGGTTCGGGTTTGAAATACGCTGCTTCATCAATCATCTACCTAAGCAAAAGAAAAGAAAAAGATGGCACAGAGGTAGTTGGTAATATTATTCATTGTAAAAATTATAAGTCAAGAATAACAAAAGAAAATGCTCAAATAGATGTAAGACTTTCATATAAACAAGGTTTAGATAGACATTATGGTCTGTTAGAACTAGGTGAAGAAGCCGGTGTGTTTAAGAAAGTATCTACTAGATATGAAATGCCTGATGGTACAAAAGTATTTGGTAAGTCTATCAATACAGAGCCTGAAAAGTATTTTACAAAAGAGGTATTGGATAAGATTGATGAACACACAAAACGAAAATTTACATACGGACAAGAAGACGAAGCCTAAAAGATACGTCTTTGCACAAAAAGAAGGCGAAGACTTTTCTTGCGTTAAAATTACAGAGGGTAAATTCAAAGATGTAATTTACCACTACGGTAGAGTTGCATTTGCTCCAGAGAGTGAAGTTGAAAAAGACGGTAAACTTCCTATGAAGTTTGATTACACCGTTAAAAAAAATCCTAAAAATCTAATACTGCTTGACAATAAAGAATTTATAGATTATATTGGCGATATACTATTAGAACTATTAGAAGACCAATTAGAGAGAGGTGATATAATAAATGATAAGTGATAGAATAGAATATACCATATTAAGTAATTTATTTCACAAAGAAGAGTATGCTAGAAAAGTTTTACCTTTTCTAAAAGAAGATTACTTTGTTGAAAGAACTGAACAGGTATTATTTACTACCATATTTGATTTTATTACAAAGTATAATAATGTACCTACAAAAGACGCTATACTAATTGAAGTTAATAGTAGAAAAGATATTAATGATACTGAACACAATAATATAAAAGACTATGTAAATGCAGTTAAAAATCTGGAGACAGATGAACAATGGCTTTTAGATACTACTGAAAAGTGGTGTAAAGACCGTGCTGTTCACAATGCAGTATTAAGTGGCATTAAAATATTAGATGGCAAAGATAAGAAACAAACAGCAGAGGCCATACCACATATATTATCAGACGCATTAGCAGTATCATTTGACAAGTCAGTTGGTCACGATTATATAGAAGACGCAGAAAAAAGATATGATTGGTACCATACTAAAGAGAAAAGATATAAATTTGATTTAGAATATATGAATAGAATTACCAAAGGTGGTGTTCCAGCTAAGACATTGAATATTGCATTAGCAGGTACCGGTGTTGGTAAATCTTTGTTTATGTGTCATATGGCTTCTAACTTCTTAACAGAGGGTCAAAATGTTTTATATATTACTTTAGAAATGGCAGAGGAAAGAATTGCAGAAAGAATAGACGCTAACTTATTAGACGTTTCTATGGATGACCTACACGTAATGCCTAAAGACTTGTATGAAAATAAGATGAAAAAAATATCAGACAAGACTTATGGTAAACTTATTATTAAAGAATATCCAACAGCGTCTGCTCATAGTGGTCACTTTAAATCATTAATAGATGAACTAGCATTAAAGAAATCATTTAGACCAGATATTATCTTTATTGATTATTTAAACATATGTGCTTCAAGTAGATTTAAAGGTGGAAATATTGGTTCTTATTTCTATATTAAGGCTATTGCTGAAGAGTTAAGAGGTCTTGCAGTAGAATTTAATGTACCAATCTTTAGTGCAACACAAACAACTAGAACAGGTTTCACTTCAAGTGATATTGGATTAGAAGACACGTCTGAATCTTTTGGTCTACCAGCAACAGCAGACTTTATGTTTGCTTTGATTAGTAATGAAGAACTAGAACAACTAGGTCAAATGAAAGTTAAACAACTTAAAAATAGATACAATGACCCAAGCGTCAACAGGTCATTTATCATAGGTGTAGATAGAGCCAAGATGAGACTATATGATGTTGGTCAATCAGCACAAAATATTGTTGACAGCAACCAAAGAGAAGTTAAACCCCAAAAAGAAGTTGCTTACGATAAGTTTAGTGACTTTAAGGTATAATGCCAAAAACTAAAAAACAAAAAGTTAGATTTCATAAAGGTGATAAGAGACCAGGAGGTCAAAAGGGTAAATTGTCTTACAATACAAAACTAGTAAAACGTGGTAGAAAAATGGTCTGGCAAGTTATTGAACAGCCAACCAATTCTGTTATTAATGAATATTTTTTTGAAGAAGACGCAAAGAAGATTGTAGATTTTCAAAATAAAAATAAAGTTTGGCAAGTAAATGGTGGCGTACCACCTTTTTTATGTTTAAACTATATGTCAAAAAGATAAATAGTATGTAGGGAGAGACATATGGGTCAATTATCAGCTACTAGATTTAGAGACAAGTACACAGCCAGCGGTGGTCCTTATAAAGGTAAGGATTATGAAAGTATTTTTGAATGTAAAGTCAAAGATAAAAAAGAATTTATATTAGGTCAAAATGCTAATGGTAGAAAAGTCTATGGTTTAAAATTAGTTAAAGACCAAAAAGACAAATATACTATTGTATATTCTAATAGTAAATCAGGAAGAACTGAAACAGGTAGAGATTTAGTTTCTAAATTTTTCAAAGACCCCGATTTTGGTGGTGGTAAAGGTTCAGGTGGTGGTGCAAACGACACGGCTATAACTGAATCATTACAATGTTATTTTCTATCTATACTTTTTAATACTAGTGCTACTAAATTAACTAATCAAAATACAGATATAAAAGCACTAAAAAAACAACACGATTATTGTTTTACTTATGATAAATCTCAAAGAAACAAAATTGAAGATTTATACGAAAAATGTCCTGAAGATTGGTTTAAAACAGATGTTTTTATAAAGTCTGCCAATGCAATTTATAATTCGCAGTATGTAAAAGTTTTTAAAAATAAAAAAGTTTATTTTCATAGAGGGTCTCCTTTTATGAAAGCTGTTTATGATAATAAAAAGAAAGCTCAAGACTACGATAAGAAAGTTAACAATCCACCTATAGCACCTGGTTCTTTTAATGATGATAAGTGGAATCCAGGAGATATATGGATGAGTACAAAACAACCTACTAGTAAATTACCATTTTCTAAAGATGAAAAAACTTTACCAGTAGAATGGACAGAATTAAGAGAGGCAGTTAGAGATAAAGTTGATGAACATACTTTAGGTATATCTTTAAAAAAAGTTGGTGGTTCACAAGCAACGGTAACACCATTTAATACTAGAAAAAGAACTCATAATACCGATACAAAAT